CTAAATATAAAACAAAATGCAAGGAATTGACGAATTAATAGACGAAGTTATTACGATTGTGGATTGGTATAAAGCGCTGGCAAAAGATTATTCGAATATCGAGGATCTGATGTACGCTAGGCAAAAGATATGCGGTAATATGTTTATGTTATCGGTTGAACTAGGTAAGGCACGTCAGGCGTGGAAAGAATACGAGTACACTACTGAATCAATACGCAGGAAAACTATGGCAGAAATGTTAACGGAAGGAACAGCGGTAGGCAAGGCGGATGCTTATGCGAGAGCGGATTCGATGATTGCTATGGAACAGGAACAAATATCTGAATCTTATTTCTATAGATTGAAATTTATGTTCGATTCTAGTCAGGACGTAAATAATACTATCATGCAACATATCAGCGTTTTGAAAAAAGAACGAGAAAATTCTCCGCAATTTACTTAAATATGAAATAAATTTGTATATTTGTGAAACGAAACAAGAAAAAATATGAAAATTCCAGAGATTAAAATCAGTTTTAAAATTGATAATGTAAAAAAGTCTGAATTGACAAAGATCACATGCAGCAACGATGGATACGAAGTATTCAGACAAATATTTAATGCCGATACAATTGATTGGCTCGAAGAGGCTGTAATTCTTTGCCTGAATAGAGCAAATAAAGTTGTAGGATTTTATAAATTAGCATCAGGCGGTATGTCATCAGTAATAATGGACACAAAAGTTATTTATACTGTAGCGTTAAATAGTGGAGCATCGAGTATAATTGTTGCGCACAACCATCCAAGTGGTCAGTTATTTCCAAGCGATGCAGACAGACAGGTAACAAAAAGATTGATTCAGGCAGGTTTAATAATGGACATTCCGTTATTGGATCACATTATAATTACAGACGAAGGTTATTATTCATTTGGAGACAAAGGAGAATTAAATTAAGATTTATGGAATTAATCAAACTAAAAAATGGAATTTGGCAGGTTGTAAATTTGTCAAACGAAGAAATCCTGCATGAAGGCACGCACGAAAGTTGTGAAAATTACATGCTATCAATCGAGATGTATTTAACAGGAATCTAAATTTTATGATAACAGTAAATTCAATTTCTGGAGGGAAAACCAGCGCTTATCTAGCAAAACATTTTCCAGCAGACATAAATATATTTTCACTTGTAAGGATTGAAGACACTGATAATCTTTGGATGAAAGGCAAAGACGAAAAAACACGTCAATTAGTTTCAGATAAAATAGGAAAAGAATTTATTGGTACGGCTGAAATGGATGAAATAATCTATACAATTTTAGACCTTGAGCAATTCATAGGAAAAAAAATAGATTGGATTTCAGGAGATACATTTGAGCAAGTTATTAAAAATGCAAGTAATTATTTACCAAATAAAATGAATAGATTTTGCACGGTAAAAATGAAAATAGAGCCTATATTTAATTTTCTTAAAAATCAAAATTCTATTCCATGTGAAATGCGTATAGGTTACAGACCAAACGAAAAAACACGTGCTGAAAATATGCTTGCAAGGGCTAATGAAGACGGTTTTGAATATTTTAATACTATTGTAGGAAAAAGAAAATCTCAAAATAAATGGGGTTTAGTTCCTTATCGACAAGCAAAATTTCCATTAATAGAAGAAAATATTACAAAAGATGTAATTTATAATTATTGGAATGATAAGCCAGTTAGATTTGCTTATAGAAATAATTGCGTAGGTTGCGTTAATCGTAATCCTTTAATGATTTCACACATGGTAAGTAAAGATATTGATAAGGTAAAATGGTTTGAGAAACAAGAAATAAAAACAGGCAATACTTTTTTATCTGATGCTAATTTTACAAGCATTTTAAAATTTAATTTACAGGGAAATTTATTTGAAGACGACGACTTTTCAAGTTGTGATAGTGGAGTTTGTGGAATCTAAAACGAAAAAAAATGTACGCATTAGCAAAAGAATTAGAATTTATTAGTCAAATTAAAAGAGACGGTTCTGGAGTTCAAGAAATTCCTGAAAATTATTTAAGACAAATGTTAGAAAATCCGTTGATGAATAAAGAAAATTTTAAAATTCATTGTTTATCGGTAAATGAACAGACTTTCTTAGCGCTTGGTTTTAACTCGTTTATAGTTAAATTAAAAAATAAATGAAAATAATTATATTTTTTTGATTGTATATATAAAATAAATATATATATTTGTGAAACGAAACAAAATTAAAAATAGAAATTATGAAAAATTTATCAATCAATCCTGAATTAGTAAGTGACAACAACACTTTTAACTTCAAAAAAATTCCTTCAATGTACGATGGTTTTTTCGATGTAATGTACAAAGGACAAAGAATTGCAATTTTAAATGGTTTGTCAGCACCTTTGCAATGGACAGCAAAAAACGGTTCAAACATTCCTGTAAAAGTTATTGAGCAATTAGAAAAAATGGTAATTAGAATGATTACTAAAACTAGTAAAATAAAATAAAAAAAACAGGGGTGCGACTGTAACGCACAATTTAACAAAACAAAACAATTTAATAATTACGAAATGAAAAATTTAGCAAAAGCAGTTCTGGCTGTAATGAATGAAGTCAAAGGAATTGACAAAAGCATGAATGTAGGAAGCGGTCAAATGTCTTACAAAGGAGTTCCGGATCAAGAGGTCAAAAAAATTGTGGGTCAGGCAATGCAAAAAAACGGTCTGGTTTTAATACCTACTTCGATAGATCCTAAAACACAATTGAACGAGTGGGACGAGACAACGCAATACGGTGTCAAAAGAAAGCAAAGTGTATTTACGGAAGTGATCACAAAATATACTTTGATTCACGAGAGCGGAGAAAGTATCGAGGTTTGTGGATATGGTCACGGAGTGGACTCACAGGACAAAGGGGCTGGAAAAGCGACTACGTACGCCCTTAAATATGCGTTACTGTATATTTTCTTAATACCTACAGGAAAAATTGACGACAGTGACGCTACGCATTCCGAAGAAATTCCTGTAAGTAAAAAAATTAAGGCACCTGTAAGCAATAAAGGAAAAATTGATAACGATAGATTTTTTAATGCTATCTTAAAAATCCGAACTAATGATTACACTGTTGGAGCAATGCGCGCGACTTTTGATCTTACAGCAGAACAAGAAACTGAATTAAATAAAGTTGAACTAGAAATACAAAACAAAGATGCAAAATAGATATTTGAGTGAAAACGGAGATCTGATCCTTCGACCAAGCAGTTTAGGCAGTATCATGGCCAACGGAAAAGTAAAAGGCGAATTATCTGTAGGAGCAAAAACCTACGTTAAAACCTTATTCAAAAAAATCTACATGAAGTACGAAGATTTTCTGGACGTAAAAGAGGTCGAAAAAGGATTGACACAAGAGGACGAAGGCATCGAGTTGCTGAATTTATACTACGATAAGCAGTACAAAAAAAATGAAATCACGGTAACAAATGGATATTTGACAGGAACATGCGATATTCAGAATGAAAACTACATTCGAGACGTGAAGTTGTCGTGGTCAAAGAAAACATTTCCGCTATTTAAAGAGGACGCTGGCAATAGTACTTATGAATGGCAATTGCGTGCTTATATGATGCTATATGACAAAGAAAAAGCGTATCTGGATTATTGCCTAATTGAAACAAACCCGGCACTGATTCCAAAATACGAATCTTTGGATTTACATAAAGTGAACGATTTACCTTTGAGTATGCGAGTAACGACTTTAGAATTTGAAAGAGATTACACACTTGAAAGTTTAATTATCGATAAAATAGAATTGTGCAGAAAGGAATTTAACGGATTAAAAAACCAATTTAATATTAAGTAAAATGTCAAAAATTACAGGAAAAATAATTGTAAAATCTGATATAATTATCGTATCAGATAAATTTAGAAAAATTGAATTCGTAGTTGAAACCGAAGAACAATTTGCTCAAAAATTATCAATTCAATTTACGCAGGATAAATGCGATATAATGAAGTATTACAAGGTAGGCGACGTTGTAGATGTAAATGTAAACATAAAGGGACGAGAGTGGCTCAATCCTGCAACAGGCGAAACAAAATACTTTTTATCTTTGGATGCTTGGTCAATTAGTCAAAAAGGTATAACTGAGGAAACGGCAAAGCCTAGAAACAAACTTGGAAACATTGAAGAGAATTTTCAGGAAGAAGCGATTAAAGACATGCAGGAAGACGATGATGATCTTCCGTTTTAAAAAAAAGAAAAATGAAAATAAAAAATTTATCTGAATTAAGCAATATTTCTGCGGAAGTTGCGGAAGTAATTCAAAAGCATATTGATAAAACAGGAGACACCCCAACAGGCTTTGCGGTCAAGGTTGGGGTGCACCCACTTCAAATGTTAGGATTTTTAAGAGGGGAGCGAGGATTGCATATTGCAACAATTGAAAAAATTGGCAGAAAAATAAGTGAAATGAATAAAAAATAATTCGTTTCTGGTTTAATTAATAAATAACAGTAACTTTGAAACGCTTAGTATTTCGTAATGCTTTGTTTTGTTTCGTAGAAAGTGATGTTGTTATTCGGCATCACTTTTGTTTTTTAAAAGAAAAAATTTATGAAAACAGTAAAAATCATTTTTGGATTAATATTATTACCGATTGCGTTTGTGCTTTTTGTAATTGACAGATTAATAACAGGGATTTTTTTCCCTAAATACGCGCACCCTGCGTTCCTAACTTGGTGCAAAGTTAAATATAGTACTTTGGCACTTTTTAGAATCTTTATAGCTGGATTTTTATTCGGAATTTTATACTTAATTTTTAAATAAAATGGACAGAAAAACAGCAACACAGGAATTATTTTCAATGCTGGAAATAGATTATCCTGAATTATTTAATGTTAATACTATAAAAGGTAAAGAATTCATAAATAAATATCATCATATTTTAGAGATCGAAAGGCAACAGATTGAAGATACTTTTACGTCAAGATGTATGAACTTTGTTTGTAGTGAAACAAAAAACAATTGTAGTTGTGGCATAGATTATTATAATAAAACCTTTAAATCAGAATAAAATGGATAGAAGAATTTTAAAAACCGCATTATCAATTTTTGTTGCAATAATATTTGGATTATTATTACCTATTTTTGGACAATGGTATCAGCAAAAAACAGGAATGATTCCATTTTCTTTAAATATACTTGGAGGTTTTGGAGGAGCCGCAATTACATTTTTAAACATTGCTAAAATTTGGGGAGGAATAGAATGAAAAATTTTTTTTTAATGCTTACAACACTTTTATTTTTAAGTTGTCAAAATGACTACAAAGAAGGAAATAAAAGTTATTCATTTCCAAGATTTACAAGTGATTTGAATGAAATCAATATTGATGGTTGCCAATATTTATACGGAGATTGGGGAAACGCAACAGTACTAACTCACAAAGGAAATTGTAATAATATATATCACTATAAATGAAAAAATTACTAAAAAGAATAAAGTACGAAATACTACTTTCAAAGAATGAAAAAATCATGCTTAAAGTTGGCTCGCTAACAATTTTGGAATCTCAAAAAAACAGAAATTTCAGAAGGTCATTATTTAGATCCTCGTTCGGAAATGATTTTATAAAACTTTTGAAATAATGGAAAATACAATACCAAAAAGATTTATGCGTGTTTGGATTGGCGGTAAAAATCCAATACCAAGTCAATTTAATCAGTGGTGGCAAGAATTGAAAGATCTACACCCAGACTATGAATTTATTACTTTAAAGGATTTTTCGTTGCTGGACGTTCCACCTGAATTTAAAAAAATAATTTTAAAGATTAAAACGTGCGCAGGAATAGCAGATATAGCAAGAATTTTGGCTGTTTATCAATTAGGCGGAATTTACGTAGATACAGATGTAATGCCAATAAAATCTTTTGATTCGTTGGTAAATTCAGATCAACCATTTCTAGGAAAACGTTCAAGTACTTCGTTTGAAACTGCTATAATCGGCAGCCCAAAAAATCATCCTGCTTTTTTAGAAGTGATAAAAGCGTTTCCTGAATGGTATAACGAACACAAAGAAGCATCAGCATCTGTTCAAACTGGTCCAGCATTCGTATCTTCAGTATTATTTGGACGTAAGGACGTAACGCATTTACCAATAAAAACTTTTTATCCATACAACGGATTTATGGCGCCAAAAAGGCATGAAAAAGAAATGTTATTTAAAGACAAAAACAATTTCCCTGAAGAGATGATTGCGGCACATTTTTCCAATCATAAGTGGGGCGGAAAACCTTAATAAATAAAAAAATGGAAATTAAAACAGTAAAAATATCGGAAGTTTTTTTGAATCCTGAAAATCCTCGATTGATTAAGGACGATAAATTTAAGAAATTAGTAAAATCAGTCAAAGATTTTCCTGAAATGCTAAATATTCGCCCAATAGTCGTGAATAAAGACATGATTATATTGGGCGGAAACATGCGATTTAAAGCATGCAAAGAAGCAGGACTAAATGAAATACCTATTATCGTAGCAAAAGACCTTACACGGGAGCAAGAACGTGAATTTTTGATAAAAGACAACGTTTCTGGTGGCGAATGGGATTGGGATATATTAGCGGAAGAGTGGGACGTGAATCAATTGGATCTTTGGGGGCTCGATATGCCTAAAATAAGCGAGACTGAAAAATTATCAAAATTAGAATTTGAAGACATTTATTACGAGCCAAAAGAAATTCCAGAAATAAATCTGGAAAAATGTATCGATAAAACTAAATTTGAAGCAAAAATCAAAATAATCGATGAATCTGGTTTAAGCGATGAAAAAAAGGAAATTTTAAAATTATTTGCTTACAGATTCCTAAAAATTGATTTCGAAAGCGTTGCAAATTATTACTATTTTAATGCTGACGACGAGGAGCAGCAAATTATCGAAAGGTTACGACTTGTACTTTGCGATAGTGGGCTGCAAGGGTTCATTGACGATGATTTATTAAGAACACACGAAACACTAGAAGGATGGCAAGACAGTTTATAGATATTTTCATTCCAAGTTATCACAGGGCATTAAACCTGAAAACGGTAAAATACTTTCTAAAATTAGGCTGGAATGCTAAAAATATTCACGTTTTTATAGACGACGAAGCCGATGATCACATAGAATATTTAGAGGTCAGTGATAAATTAGGATTTAATTTGCATGTTTTTAACATGGAAAAAGCACGTGAAAATTATGACTACGTTCATAGGCCAAGCAAATCAAGACGGAGTGCTGGACAGGCAAGAAATATGTTTTACGATAAGGCAAAGGAATTAGGAATCACTTTTTATGTGGTCCAAGACGACGATACAAGCCAATTTCAAACAAAAAAGTTTGGAAAATATTGCGGAATAAGCACGTTTAACGATGTGTTTAATACCTTTATAAGTATTGAATCGTTTATGAAAAAGCGAAGAATTGGAATGTTTGGATTATCTCAAACAGGAGATTTTATCGGAGGGACAAATAAAAAACTGCTACGTAACAAAGTGATGAATACAACATTCGTTTTAACTGATTACATTTATAAGGGCGAAAGAGGTTACGGAGACGACGATACAAGTCAGTTTACAGGCATAATGAATGAAGGATTATTTACCGGAAGTTTAGGCGATGGCGTAGTTTTAAGTCAGACAGCATCTGCAACCTCAAAAGGGGGTTTGACTGATCTATACAACGAATGTAAATTACTGAATAAATCGTTAATGTGCCCGATACAGTTTCCTTCGGCAATTCATGCTGAATATCAAGTCAAAAATGGCGGTAGATTGCATCATCATATTAGAAATAAATATCTTTATCCAAGAATGCTGAAAGAAACAAAGCGAGACAATATTGCTTGGGACACGTATAGTGAAGATTTTCCATTTACTAACGTTCCAAAGAGATAAAAAACAGTGAAAAAACAATGAAATAATGGCCAACGAAGAGAATTTAAAACAATTTCCAAAGGGAACAAGTGGAAATCCTGATGGCAGACCCAAAGGAACTAGAAACAGAAGTACTATAGCGAGACAGTGGCTTGAAGTAAATTCAAAGGTAAAAAATCCTTTAAGTGGTAACGAGGAAACGATGTCGCAGGAGGATTTGATGACGCTGGCACTGATAAAAAAAGCACGAGAGGGTGACGTCGGAGCCTACAAAGCGTTAATGGATTCAGGCTACGGTGCGCCTATTCAGCAGGTCGAAGTGGAGCAGACAACATTTGATCTGTCGCACCTGTCTACAGACGACATCAAAAACATTCTAAGTACTGATGAATAGAAAGGAACTAGAACGAGCGTTAAAAGTTGAATTATCAAAGCGTGAGTTTTGGTCGTTTTGTAAATTTATGGATCCTGAATTCTTTAAGGCACGCCCATTTCTTAAAGATGTAGCGGAAGCGTTTCAGGAAATCGAAGAGGGGAAAATAAAATCTTTATCTGTATCGATGCCACCAAGGGCAGGAAAATCTTATATTACTTCGCTGGCGTGTGTTTGGATATTAGGTCGTAATCCTGTTGAATCAATAATGCGTAATACGTGTACTTCTACGCTATATCAAAAATTTTCATACGATGTTCGCGCTTTGCTGGATTCGGATATTTTTAGGCAGGTATTTCCTGCAGTAAGACTAAGCGATAATAAAAAAAATCTACAGGGCTGGAATCTGAATACTTCGAAACAGGTAGGATATTTTGGGGCTGGCGTTGGCGGTACTATTATCGGCTTTGGAGCGTCTAAGGTTGCAATAACGGATGATTTATACAGAGGAATTGAAGACGCGTTGAGCGATACTGTAAACGATAGAATTCATCAATGGAAAGAATCAACCCACGATTCACGTTTTGAATCTGGATGCGCTCGTGTGGATATTGGCACACGTTGGTCGCTGAACGACGTGATAGGTCGAAATACAGAGCAAGAAATCTACGATAAAAGTATTGTTATTCCTGCATTGACTATAGATAATAAATCGTTTTGTGAAAATGTAATGACTACCGAGGAATTTTTGGAGAAAAAAAAGCGAACAACACCTGAAATCTGGCTCGCTGAATACATGCAGGAGCCAGTGGATGCCAAAGGTCGACTATTTAAGGAACTGAATACGGTAACAGAACAGGAATTTAAGGAACTATCGACAAGTAAAGACAAAGAGGGTAAAGAAATTTCTTTGATTGAAGGTGCGATAGGATACGTGGACGTTTCTGACCAAGGAGCAGATTACACTGCAATGGCTGTAGCCGTAATTATTAAGAATCAATTGTACGCTGTCGATTATCTGTTTAGCAGAGAAAATACCGATATCACGATACCAATGGCAGCCGCTTTGCTGGAAAAATGGAACGTTGCGTACTGTAGGGTTGAATCGAATTCGATGGGTGCGATGTTTTCAAGAGAATTGCAAAGAAACACGAAGACTAAGATCCTGCAAGTTCACAATTCCGTTAATAAAATGACACGAATAATAATGCAGTCAGCTTTCATAATGAATAGTATAATTTTTGTGAAAAAAGAACAGCCTGAATGCCTGTTATTTTTGCAAAATGTAGAGATGTTTAGTAAGGAGGGAAAAAATAAAAATGACGACGCTCCAGATTGTTTAGCGGGTTTATCTATATTTGTTCAATCAATGTTTAAAAATTTATCGTAATTTTGTTTTAAATGAAATCGTAAATGGCAGATATTAACGGAAATTGGAATTTTTTAGAATCATTTTTTGGATTTGGTTTCAATAAAAATAAAAGAAATATTGATCAATTCAGTAATTTTTTACCTACTTCAAACCAAATTTGGGGCGTAAAGCAGGCTATCTGGATTGACACAAACCACGCTTATAAGCATTATTTAGAAATTCCTGAACTAAGGGCAGTAATTGATAAACGTGCTTCAATGATGGCTGCCGGAAAACCTTGTTTGTACGATAAAAACGGAGATAAAGTTGAAAAACATTGGATACTGGACTTAATCGCAAAGCCAAATCCAACTCAATCGTGGTCGGATGTTATGTACTGTTTATCGGTAAATGATGCTTTATACTCAAATTCCTTTGCTTATTGTCCTGAAAGATCGTTTAATATTCGAAATTTGATGGTTCCGTTGCCTTCGCATAAGATGCAAATAAAATTATCGGGAAAAACATTGAAGCAATTAGACGTTGATGGACTTATTGAAGGGTATAAATTCAGCTACGATAATGATAAAATAGAAAATTTTGATGTTAAAGAAATTCTGTACCTATGTACTACGGACGGTATAAATATTATAAATCCATCTTCAAAAATAAATTCTTTAAAGTATCCATTATCAAATATAAAAGCAGCCTATAATAAGCGAAATGTTTTATTAGAAAATATTGGCGCTATTGGTATTTTATCGGCTCAAAAGAGCGATATGGGCGGTGCAATTCCTATGGATCCACAGGAGAAAAAAGACATTCAGATGGATTGGTATCGTAGAAGCAAGGATGAATTAATCATCACGGAAGCATCCGTAGATTGGAAACCGATGTCGTTTCCTACTCGAGAACTAATGCTGTTCGAAGAAATGAATGCAGATAAATTGGCAATTATAGATGCTTACGGACTAAATTCAAACCTATTTTCTAGCGAGCAAGGTAGCACGTTTTCTAATGTTCGAGATTCAATTCGTATGGTTTATACTGATACGATTATTCCTGAAACGCAACAAATGTACGACGTTATTTGTGGTCAGTTTGGATTGACTGCAGAAGGTTATTATTTAGAAGCTGAATTTGACCACTTACCGGTATTGCAAGTTGATGAACAAACAAAGGCAACTGCAAACAAAGTAAAGGCAGAAACTTATAACATGCTACTTAGAGACGGTATTATTACGACAGAGCAGTATGCTATGGATTTCGGATATACGTTGCAAGAGCAGAATGTAGGAGACAAAAAAGCGGCTGCTTTGGCACAGGCACAAACTGAATTAAAAGGAACTGTCGGTGGACTTTCTGGAATCATTGAATTAAATAACGCTGTAACGGCTGGATTGGACAGATCAACTGCAGTAAATATCTTAATAAATTACTACGGTTATGATTCTGTTACGGCAAATTCGATGGTAACTGTTCCTGTAATTGCTACCGTTTAAAAATAATACGTAAATTTGAACTATGGAAAAAATAATTAAATCCTATTCAACAAAGGCGGCACTTGAAATAAAGGACATTTCGTCTGATAAACGAGAGGTTGCAATCTATTTATCTAAGTTTGGTAACATCGATAGCGACTTGGACATGATTCAAAAGGGAGCGTTTAAAAAATCGATTGAAGAACGAGGACCTGATTCAGCATCAAATAGAAAAATTGCTTTCTTACGTTACCACGATTGGGAACAGCAAATCGGTAAGTTCCTGAAACTCGAAGAGGACGATTTTGGATTGTATGCGGTTGCACAATGCGGAAATTCTACTAAGGGCGAGGACGCTTGGCAAGACTATCAGGACGGTATTATACGTGAGCATTCAATAGGATTTCAATATATAGCAGACAAAATAAAGTGGATTGAGGACAGCACAATGTTTGCTGGCGGATATTTTATGGTTACAGAAGTAAAACTTTATGAAGGTTCTGCTGTATTGTTTGGAGCAAACGAGGACACTCCAACGATATCTGTAATGAAATCTGAAAATAAAAAATCTTTTGCTCAAAAATTATCAACTGATATTGATATAGTCGCAAAAGCAATTGTGAATGGTAAAGGTACGGACGACAGACTATACGAACTTGAAATGAAATTAAAATATTTGAATAATCAACTACTGTTACTCGCACAAACGGAACCGCTGGATGTAAAGCATTCCATTATTGTCGAGCCAAGTTTGGTAACTGAAAGTTCATTTGATTGGAATAAAGTAGTAACAAATTTAAAAGTTTAAAAAAATGGCTGAAAATTTAACACCAGAACAAGTTGTCGAGCAAATCGAAACTAAGTTCAATGAAAAAATTTCTACAATGGCGACAAAGAGCGACATTGACGGATTGAAAAATGACGTTGATTCTTTGAAAGGATTGACTGCCAAAAGTGAAGCAATCGAAACTGCAATTGCAGGTTTTGAGGCAAAATTAGTTGCAATGGCTGAAAAAGCGGAGAATGGTAAAGGTTCACGTAGTTTATCTATTGGAGAGCAAGTTGTTGACGGCTACAAAGGTCAATTGGAAGCGCTTAAAGGCGGTAAGTCTTTAGACTTGGATATTAAGGCAGATACTACCATTACTGGTGATTACACAGGTAATATTGCGTTATCTACACTTGAAGCAGGAGTGAACAGAATCGCAAGACAAATCCCAAAATTGAGATTGATTGCAAATATCGGTACTACGATTTCTAAATTCGTAACCTATATTCAACAAACTCAAACTTCAACTGCAGGATGGACGTTGGAAGCGGGTACAAAAACAGAAGGGGAATTAAAGTACGCTGAAGTTTCAAAAGAGGTTAAAAAAGTTGCTGGAATCATCAAAGTTTCAAAAGAAATGTTGGAAGATTTGAGTTTTGTGCGCAACGAAATTAACACTGATTTGTTGGCAACTTTGGAGGATGCAATTGAAAATTCACTTTTGAACGGAACTGGTTCAAGTGGTACTTTAGAAGGGTTGTTGAGTTTTGCTCAAACTTTCTCAGCTGGTTCATTCGCGTTGTCAATTCCTTTGGCTAATATTTCAGATGTTATTCGCATTGCTGCAGCACAAATCGAAGGTGCAAAATTCATGGCCACTCACGTTGTTTTAAATCCTGTTGACGTTGCTAAAATGCAATTAACTAAATCAACTTATGGTGAATACACCTATCCGTTATTTTATGTCGATAATATGACAGGAGAACCTAAGATAGCACAATTGACAGTAGTTTCTACAACTTGGATGACTGCAGGCAATTTCTTAGTTGCCGATATGTCTAAATCTAATATCAGAATGCGTGAAAATATGAATGTAACTGTAGGATACGTTAACGACGATTTCCAACGTAACATGGTTTCTATTTTGGCAGAAGCGAGATTGGTTCACTACGTAAAAGCAAACGATGTTAATGCTTTTGTAAAAGGAAATATTGCAACTGCAATCACTGCAATCAATAAAGTAATCTAATTACAACAAAAAATTAGCATATTATGACTACAGGACGAAAAATAAAAAAACCTTTAAATATCAAAATTGACACTAAAAATGTTGACGTAGAAATTAGCAGAGATGCTGATGGAAATATAAAAGCAAGTTTAGATACAAATTTGATTGACGTAGAGGTTTCAAAAGATCAAAACGGAGTCAGTATTGATATTCATTTGGATGATGATAAAGAGTACGAATTCGAGTCAAACGGAAAAGCTGAACATTTGCCTAAGGGTACAATTTGGAAAATAACGGGAGAACTTGCAAAAATATTTTTGAGTCAAAAATTTGGAAAATTAAAAAATTAAAAGATGTTTTTGAGCGTATCTGATTTCACAGGAAAATTTGAATTGCATACAGGAATGTATGACGCTGGTAAATTGAATTCTTATATCGCAAGGTACGAGAAAAAATACCTTGTTCAGTTATTTGGAGTGAATCTTTATAATGATTTTTTGACGGATTTAATTGGCAATACGCCACAATCGCCAAACTTTTTAAAGGTTTTTAATCCATTTATTGAACAGCTAAATTTCAATTCAATAGTAATTTCCGAAGGAATTTTAGATATGCTCAAAGGCTTCATTTATTTTGAGTATGCTAAGGATTTATTTAATCAGATGACGCCGTTTGGAAATGTGTCTCAAAATAGCGAAAACAGCACAGTAGTTACATCTTTAAACTCGATGATGTACACACGCTATAATGAATCGGTAAAAACTCACAGAGCGATTCAGAGGTACATGTTTTATAATTCAAACGAGCCGATTGGTCAATTAGTCAATTATTTGTTTCTAGGGACAGGAATCGGTTATACTGCAAACCTTACGGCAACGTTATTGACAGGTGGATCTGGAAACGGATTAACTATGGATGTAAATATGTCGTTTATTGGTGGGGTTGTTCAGAATGAATATACAATCGATAACGGTGGAACTGGATACACTAATTTAACTGACTACAATTGTTCTGGTGGATCTGGCACAAATTGCGTTGTAACTGTTCAAACGGTTGCTGGCGTTGTCCAGAATTTTGTCGTAAAAAATTCAGGCGAAGGTTACAATATTGGGGAAACGCTTACTATTCTAGGAGGTAATAACGACGCTCAATTTACGTTGATTAATATCGGAATAGGATCGGTAAAAAATGCAAACACGATTAATGCTGGGAACGGATATGTAATTGGAGACGTTTTGACGATTGAAGGTGCATCAATAGACGACGCAACTATTGAAGTAACTTATGTAGGAATTGGTAATTACCAAACTTTTGCGGGTATTGATTTACAATTTGCTTATTGGATATGACAAAAGAGATTTCAAACATAGTCAAAGGCATACTTCAAGGAGTTGACAGCACCATTAATGGAGTTTTTGACGAGTTGACTGGTAAAACAATGGTTTGCAAAACTAAGTGGGCACGAATTGGTAAAACGGTAAAAAATTCAGACGGAGATTTATTTTTGATTACTGAAATTTTAGACGATACTTATATCGTGGCTACACCTGCAGGACTGAATGGCATTATTACTTTGGACAATCCTTATTGGATTACAGGAACTAAAATGTCAGCAAATAGAGAATGGACAATTTCGAGAAATCATTTGACTGAAAAAACACCGTTAGTGTGGTTACTGGAATTGATTAGATTTTCTAAGTATGGACGAGAAAGCACTTTGGATTTTGAAACAGAATTGAGAATATTCATTTTAGATGAAACAAATATTACTCAATTTTATGTAGCAGACCACAGGGAACAGGTCGTTTTACCGATGGAAAATTTGGCTAATGAAATAATCAAAGTAATAAATAATGACAGGAAATTCGTAAAAGTCGATAAATACGATATATTTTCCTTTAGTAGATTTGGCGTCGAAAAAGAATCTGGAATGTTTCAGAATATTTTAGATGCAAATTTAAGCGGAGTTGAACTGCGGTTCACTCTAAAAAAGTACAAAGAAAATTGTAAATGTTAACAAATTAAAACTTAGAAAATATGGCAGGATGTAATTGCGATATGGGTTTGGCAAACACAGGGAGACCTAATTGCGTACCTATTCAGTCGGTAACTTCGACTTTAATCATGGTTCCGTTATTTAACAATGACGGCACGAGAAATAAATTAACCTTGACAGGTTTCACTTCGTACAATGCAAATGATTTTATTGCGTATGTGAATCAGCAAGATGAATCACGTCGTTGGTTCCCTTTGCCACATTTTGAGAACGTTGAACTGCCAAAAGCAGAATCAAAATTTGAAGAGTCAAATAGTGGTCGAATGGTATTTTTACGTCAAGGTAAGCGTTCGTTTTCTGGGGAACTTTGGGCGGAAGATTCAACGCCAACTTTGCTTGGTAAATTGCAAAACAATAGATGCGTTGATTTCGGAGTTTATATCGTTGATGTAAACGGAAATCTAGTTGGTTCAAAAGGAACGGCAGATTACATGGGTGATACAATTGATGTTTTGTATCCAATTCCTGTAGACAATCCGTCTTTTGATCCAAAATTTATGTTTGCGACTGATTCGACGACTCAAAAAATAATGGTTGGATTTGACTTCGATCGTTTGTTTGACGAAAGCACAATGTACATGTTAACGGCAGAGGAAGCGAATACAAATTTTAATTCTTTGACTGGTTTAATCGATGTAAACTTTACATTAACGCCAACAATGGGTTTTGCTGACGTTGATTTTGATTTGAAATTTGATTACGGTACTGCTTTGAATCCAATTAAATTTGTAGGGGCAACTGCAGCCGATATCTTAATGACTGATTCAACAGGAGTGCTTGGAATTACAGCGTTGAACGAATCTCCAGAAGGTAGTTACGAACTAGTGCCTGTTGTTCCTTTTGTTTCTGGACAAACTGTTACTTTTACAATCGTAAAAATAGGTTTTATAGGAAAATTAGTACACACTTTCTAATCATTTGATAATGGCCAAGAAAAAACAAAAGTTGGTTATTCCATTTTCTGAAATAGGAATCCGTAAATTCAAAAATGTAAACGAAGCCGTAGATTACTTCAAAAGCAATTTAGATATTGATGCAAGGGAAACGTATATTTTGTTTCAAAATTCCTTTAATATTTCAGTAGGGAAATGGTCAATAAATGTTTCTAATTTGCAGGATCTAAATGAAGCTGAATTTTGCAACAAATTAAGTGAAATGTTCAAAAATCAATCCGGAGAGGCTATTGATAAACTTGTGCAGTTATTTAGTGTGGAGCGAAAAGAGTGGATGAATAAATTCAAAGATTAAATTTTGTTTTTATAATTTGAAACGGAGGTGCTATCTAGTATCTCCGTTTTTTGCGTAAATTTGTTTCAATGCAAAGCCTGTTTAAAAATACTTCAGTACTTAATTTGCTTGAAAAAGCGGTTAAAATTCAGCATAATGAAGTTTGGAAAACGGTATTTACAGACGAGGAATTCGATAAATTTATATTGGATTTAATAAGAATAAAGCAGTTATTTGACGAAGGAATAGATGAAACAGGTAACGTTATCGGCTACTATTCTTACATGACTGAATTATTATCTGGCGGAGAAAAACAAGAGGGAACGCCTTATACGCTTAAAGACACAGGAGAATTTTATAAATCAATGAATCTGGATGTTCAATCGGATTTTTTTACGATAGATGCTGATCCTTTGAAACGAGACGGAGCAGGAAATGAAACAAATTTATTTACGAAATATGGCGAAGGTATCATTGGACTTACTGAAGAAAATAAGAAAATTCTGGCAGATGAAGTCAAAGAAAGGTTCAGTAACGAACTTAAACGACTATTACAATAGCATTGACGATATGAAATTGTATAATTGGATAAAATGTACTGCAGGAGATTTAACGTACGTTAGAAAGGCTGAAAACGGCACAAAAGAAACAGACAAAATTGTTTGGGAAAAAATATACGATTCATATATTTTGGAATTTGGATTATCGCCTGTTTATTTGAAGTTGCTGAATGCTATAAAAGAAAAAACTTTGCTCGAATTGGAGTATGTAATTACAAAGGAAAAATTTAAACTAACTGAAATCGAAATTTCTTTGGCTAAATTGCAGGCAATGATGTCGAATAACGGTAGTGGATTAAGTATTGATGAAGCGTTAATACACGTTTCTAAATGGCTCGGAAGTTGGATTGATTCGAGAAATATAACGGTAAGAGATTATTTTAATTTAATGAAAGAGTATGGCAAAGCAAATAAAATCAAGTGATTTATTCGAAGAGGAAGACATTTTCAAAGGACTTCGTGATTCAGCACAAAAAACTATAGACGTTTTTGATAAATTATCAAATGGAATGAAGCAGTCTGCGGAAGAGATGAAAAAATCTGTAAGCGAGAATGTTTTGACTACGACAAAAAGCATTGAAAATCTAATGAAAACGTCCACGAATGCAAGTAAATTGCAAGAGGACAGTATTAAAATTGACAAGGCTAAAGCGGAAGCGTTACGCCAGTATGCTATTGCCGAGCAACATTTGGAAAAAATCGAGCAGGAAAAAGAAAAAACTAATCAACAAAAAATTAAGACTGCAGAGCAGGTAAAAAAAGCAGAAGAAGCGGAGATAAAAAGAGCAAATGCAAAAGCAAAAGCAGCGAATGTAGAAACTAATGCGTATAAAGTTTTATCGGCACAGGCGAGAGATCTTAAAAATGAATCAAAGAATCTGGCTGCAGAATTATACAATCAAAAAAATGCTGGTTTAGCGGGTACTGATTCGTTTAATAAATTACAACAACAGTATCATGAAGTTACTGCAGAAGCGTCTCGTTTAGATACTCAATTAAAGGATATCGATAGAGTCGTTGGGGACAATCAAAGGAGCGTCGGAGATTACGGAAAAGCGACTGTAGGATTGAAGGGACAATTAAGAAAATTAACACAGGCGTTAGCTGAAATGGACGAATCGGATCCACGTTTCCAAAAAATGGCGATGGAAGCGGGAGAACTAAAAGATAAAATTCAGGACACGCAGGCGGTAGTTAAAAGTTTGGCTGGATCTGCGGTTGAAAATCTAGGGGGCGGATTCGCAAAGGTTGGTAAAATTGGAGTAGATGCGTTTCAAGGAGTTGAAAGTGCTGGCGTTTTATTAGGCATGAATACTGATCAATTAATGCAGACTATGGTAAGGTTGCAAGCGTTGGCTGGTTTAAGTGATGCGTTAGAAAGTTTGGGCGGACTTGGCGATAAAATGACTGAAATAAAGGCAGCTTTTATTGGTGCAGCATCTAAATTAGGACTTTTTACGGCTGCAAAAGAGGTCGACGTTGTAGTTACTGAAACGCAGGCAATAGTTACTGGAGAAGCGGCAGTGGCGCAAGAGGGTTTAAATGTAGCAATGAAGGCAAATCCGATTGGAATGGTTATCGCTGGCGTTTTGGCTTTGGGCGCTGCAATAGCTGGATTAATTTATTACTTTGATTCAGAAACAGAAGCGGAAAAAAAGGCTGCAGTAGAAGCAAAAAAACTTGCAGAGCAGAAAAAATACATGGCTAAATATTCTAAGGAAGCGGCTGAATTTGTCGGTAAGGAAACAGGTAGTTACGCTTCATTGATCTATTCATTAAAGGCTACAACTGCAGGAAGTAAAGAGCGTGAAACGATAATGAAGCAAATAAATTCTGAATACGGAACTACATTAAAAAACCTTAGTGACGAGTTTAAATTTCAGGAGCAATTAAATAGATCTGTCGAGGATTATTTATCGGTTCAATATAATAAATTTAAGATCCAAAAAAACCAAGAATATTTTGATTATCAGCAAAAAAAGAGATTTGAACTAGAACAAACTCAGGCTAAATTAATGCAGGATTTTGATCAAAAAAGACAAAAAGCGGGCGAAAATAGATTGGTATTTTTATCTGGCCAAGAAAAACAAATCAAAACGACTGATATTTTAGCAGCGAATGAAACCTTAGACAGTTATTCAAAAAGGTATCCTGAATTCGCTAAAAGTTTATTGGAAGTTCAAGGCGCTTTGGCAGAGAATGAATCTGCAACTTTAAGTTTAGGAGTTCGTCGTGAACAATTGTTACAGACTGATCAAAAATTAACCAATAACGGAAAAGTTTACACTAAGCAAGAATCGGCAAATAAAAGTGCAACGACAACGCAAAAGAAATTGAATACTGAATTTGAATTAAGCAATGAATATCTTACTAAACAAATTGAGTTGCTGAATACTTTGGAGCAGTTAAAAATAGCGGAGAATGCGTCTAATCAGCAAACTGCAATCGATGACCAAAAAGCAAATGATTTAAAAAGAATTAGCGAAACAGGTCAATTAGAAGTCGATACTATCGAGAAATTAGTTGCAGATAAGTATCAAATCGTTCTGGACGGAATTAAGGCTCAAAGAGACGCTCAAATCGATGCTATAAATGAAACGTATAGACAAGAACGAATTGCTCAAAGAAAACAACTTGGCGATAAGCATCGTGAATTATTATCGCAAGAGGGTTTAACGGTTGATCAAAAAAAGAAAATTGAAGAAAATTATCAGGCTGAATTAATTAAAATTGCAGACGATGAAGCGCAAAGAGCAAAGGATCTGGCTACTGAATTAGAAATAGTAAACAAAGAAACTAATGTAAAAATAGTTGAACAAGAAGCGCAAAAGAATAGTGAAATTGACGGCATAAATACTGAATTGAATGACGCTCAAAAAGAATATTACGATAAACAAAATGAAAAAGTAGTTGAAACTAACTCAAAAATATTAGAAAATACTGCAAAAACTAACGAGGAAATTAGAAAAATTGTCGATCAAACTGCTGAATTCTTTATTAAGAAATCCGAGGAAAAAATTACTCAAATTGACAAAGAAAAAAATGCAGCACAAAAGCAATTTGATTTTTATCAGGATTTGGCTAAAACTGGAAATATTAATGCGGAACAATCTTTGGCGGAACAGCAAAAAATTATCGATAAATCTGAATTGAAAAAAGCAAAGGAATTAAAAAGACAGCAAAGAATTAAACTTGCACAATCAATTTATTCTACGTATTCTGCAAAGGTCGATTCTGGATCTAAAACGCCACTAGTTGACACGATAAAAGACACGACTTTATTGATGCAGTTTATTAATTCTTTGCCTACATTTTACGATGGAACAGAAGATACAGGAACAAACGGTAAAGGATTGGACAATAAGGGCGGATTTCACGCTATATTACACCCTAACGAAAGAGTTGTACCAAAAAATCTTAATGATAAATTAAACGGCATTTCTAACGAGGATTTAACTAAATTAGCAACTGAATATAATAACGGAAATATTGTTCACAAAGGACAAGCGAATCAAATGTCGAGCGCTTTGGAGTTTGGATTAATGATTGAGAAACTAGATAAACTAAATGAAACGATTCAGAACAAACCTGAACACTCGTACGATGTTGGCAGAATTTCTAGTACGTTATTGGAGTTTGTGGACCAGAAAAAACAAGGAAATACGACTACTTATAACAGATATAAAGTAAGAAAATGAAACATTTTTTAAATGATATTGAAATAAGTCCAAAAAACCGTACTGAAATTGGTATTATTTCCACTTTTTCGGAAGATCCCGATGTGCTAAAATTAAGTACTGATACGATAGTTTTACCACGTGAGGGTTTTGATATTATAAAAAATCATATTGCAACTATTGGGGTTTTTGAGGGTATTCCGTATCGAGTAGAATTATCTTGCGGTATTTCTATTGATTATTACGTTGATCTTACTGAAAATACTGTAATAAAACAGCATGAAATTGAAGTAAAAATAAAGCGTAGAAAGGGGCAGGATTCATTTATTGAGAATGCAAACGCTACAAGTTTTGATTTATTGCTTAGTAAGGGCGTTTTATTTGACACGTTTAACGTGCCTTATTTTGTGATAAAAGACGACCAATTGCAGACTGCAATTACGTTGGCAATTACTACTTACATAATGGTCAAAGAAACTATTCAGGCTGCAGTTGAACTAGTAAATTCAATTAGTGATATAGTTGAGGCAGCAACGCCTATTTTAGGAGTTTCGGCTGCTGGTCCGACTGTTTCTTATAATATTGGAGCGATAATTACGGCTTCACTAAAAGCAACTGCTAAACTGATTTATTTCGCTGCTTTGGTCGTTGCGCTTCTGGAAATGGCAGCAAAATTATTTGTATTGATTTTTCCGCCAAAATACAATTTGCTTGGATGTAAAGTAAAAGAATTAATATCTAAGGGTTGCGGATATTTAGGATATTCGTTTCAATCTACGTTATTGGATTCAATACCACAGGCTACAATTTTGCCTGTTCCTTTGGTTCGCGATAGAAAATCGATTTTTGAATTTCTACCGGATGAATTTAATGCACCGTTTAATAAGGGGGTGCCGTCGGCAAGCGACACAACGCCAACTTTGGGTAGTTTAATTGATGCAATTTGCACGCAATTTAATGCAAGGGTAAAAATATTTAACGGAGTTGTAAGGATTGAACGCTGGGACTGGTGGCAAAATCAGGCGGTTAATATGTTAGAACCTGCGCTATCTTTGCAAGGCGAAAGAGACGATGCCTACGTGCTGAATACAAACGATATTTGGAAACGGTACTACATAAGATATCAATTGGACATGTCGGATTTGAATACATATGACAAATTATATGATAGGCACGATGCTGAATACTCAACAGAACCTACGACGGTAATTAATCAAGATCTAGTTTCGATTAAAGGGTTGCAACAGGTTGATGTTCCGTTTGCTTTGGGACGTCGAAAAGAAAAATTGAATTGGATGGAAAAAAGAGCAAAAGATTTGTTTAAATTAATTGATTCGGTTTCAGGAATTTTTGGAAATGGCACAAATTACGCAAATGTAATTGGGGAACGTAAAGACTGCATGCAAATTTCACAAAGATTTTTTAGCACTACAAAATTCCTTTATACTGTAAATGGAAAACAACCTGCAAATTATTTAGATTTTATTAGTGCTGGTTCGCTTTGGAATAAATATCACTACATTAATCAAATTCAATTAAATTCGTGGAAAATAAAAAATCAAGTTCGTGTAAGATTACAAACTTCGGAATTCGTAACTTTGCTCGATAATAACTATGTGGAATTGAACGGTGAAATTAGCGAGATTTTAAGTTGCGAGTGGATGGACGAAAAATCTAGTTGTTTAATTACTTATAGGTCACGTAACAATTACGCTAATGGTAAAGTTCAAACAATAACAATAAACGATTAAAATTTGATAATGGAAAATTTAAAAGTAATTGATGAAATAAAAAAAAACTTAAATAAAATCATGGAAATAAACGACCGTGTTTTACGAAGTTTACCGAAAGAATTACATGAACAGACTAAAAGTATTAGAGACGATATTAAGAATGTTACTGATGCAGTAAAAGAGGGAAATTTATCTAAGTTAAACGCTATAAAAGAAAAATATGCCAATCACTCCAATAAATAATACGTACAATGATTATCGAGGAACTGTTGGCAGTTTCTTAAAGGCAAACGTCGGAGATAAATTAAAGTCAAAAAGCATTGTCAAAGAAAGTATTTCGGTAACATCTGGAGCGGATGCTTACTTTCAACTAAATCCGATTGAAAAAATAATAACTTGGACAGGCGGAAATTTTGAACTTGAAGGTTTTCGATACGGAGACGGTGTTTTTTGTGAATTATTTAACGGATTTGGAGTATTAATAACTTCGTGGAATGCGGTAATTGAATCAATAAACGAAGATCAAATTGATTTGGATACAGTTCCTGTTTGGATTAATCCCGCAAATAATGAAGTTTTAAGAATCACTTCAAAAAATAGAAGGGGCGGATTAATAATTGATATAAATAACACTGAAAATGGAGTTGTAGGTAGCGAATTTTCAACTATTGACGGAGAAGTTACACGTTTTAAATTTAGTTTAACTGCAATTTCTGTAGGATCTACAATTAGCGGAATTTCTGTAGGAAATCAGTCAGGGCAATACGCTTTAAGTTGCACAATAAAATTAGTTTCTGAATTAAATTACGTTAGGAATTGGGAAGTAATTTTTACCTATATACTTTCTGGAATAAACGAACCTAATTTATTTACAACTGCAAATTGTCAAAAGTTATTTTTGAAATTTAACTGGCAAAGAATTTATGGCGAACCTGCAAATAATTTAATTTATATTCAATCCGAAGATGCTGACACTGGCTATTTTGATGAACCATTTAATAATGGCGGAGATGAAAGTGAAATTATTCAGGCGATAAACGAAATCGATTATCAAGTTGAAACTTTATGCACAGTAATCGTTGAGCACACATCTTCACTTTTTGGAATAGGAGCGTGTTACAGCCCGCAAGATGAATTTTATTATAAGAATCAAACTGCAAGTCAAGCATCGCTTTCAATGGCGATAGGAACGTCTATTCTCGGTGATATTGTTTCAAATATAAATCCAGACGGAGCGTTTTATAATCTGGATCTAATTTCAGTAACTGGATTGCCGTTAGGTCAAACTCAAATTGTTTTTAAATTTATTCCGAGTGCAAATTTTACTTCATTCATAAATTCACGAGAAGACGGAGACAGATTGTTCAAGATTTGGATTCGGGCAGACGATGTGAATTTATTGGTGTTTAATGACCAACTTACAAAAGTGTTGCCAAAAGGTGGTCCGATAGTTTTTGAACAGCATATTTTCTTAGACCACAGTGAAAATTCAGTTGAATGGAATAGTTCAAAAGACGGATATTCGGCAAATATTGAAGACGATTTAGCATTTACAGGTGCATTTTTAGTTCCTTTATTTTCAGTTTCAACTAATTTTATAGCAAAAATAATCGCATACAATAGTGCTACCCAAGCAAGTTTTATTTTGAGTTCCGTAAATTTTAATTACAATTCAATACCTATGGTGGGCGGAAAATACATTCTAAATGAAACCGCACCTGTAATAAGCACTTTACCAACGACAAGCGTAAAAAGAAACGCACTTTTATATTTGAATCCTGCATACGATGTTCCTGTAGATAATTTATACGGAGTGCAAATTTATTTTCCATTTTTGTATCGTTGGGAATACTGGCTGAATCAAAATAACGCTTCATCAGATTTTTACCCAAATCAAAACAGGAATTGGTTTCCGTATGGAAATACAGGAGATTGGAAATTAAAATTAAGATTGGAATCAGTTGTTGATGGTTTATTGTATGACTACGAAAATGAATTGACTATTAAAAATTACGATTCAGACCCTGAAATTGACCAAACTATTGAATTGATAATTGATAGCACAAATCAAATTGTTGAAATTATTACGGAAGGTTTATTGATGCGAGTACGTACAACTCACACAATTAATACAGGCACAAATTGGAATCCTGATAACGTTTGGGGCATGATTACTGTCGAGCCTACGGAGTCAAGTCCGCGCTGGATATGTTCAACAGTTATTCCATTTGATAATAATAATTCAAATCCTTTGACGCCTTTATCTGGATTGCTTTGCGATTTACAGATTGTTGGAAATATAGCAACAATGGAATGTTATTTTGATCCTTCAAAGGTTAATTTGGAAAATGGTTGTAAATTTACGACTAAAATAAAAGGTTGCTTTCAGGAACAGATAGGAAAACAGAAATCTGATACTGTTCTAAAGAAAAAAAGTGATGGAGTAATTAAACAAAAAGCATAAATTATGGCAGACGAAATTCAAATGATTCACGGATATGCAGATGCAACAGACGAAAATGATTTAAACGTAAACGAGGTTTTTTTAGATAGCGACGTCGGGGTTGGGAAAAATCCTGCGACATGGACTTCTAAAAAATTAGGCGTAAATGTTTTGAATGAATGGCTCAAAAGAAATTTGACATTTTATTCAGGGAATTATGTTCATATGTCAAACCAAACAACTGCTACAAACAATTTGGAAACAAACGTCAAATTTGGAACCACTGTTTTAAATAATGCAGTGATTTGTACAGGAGAAACAGATTTTACTGTTGGAGTAGCAGGAGATTATAGAATAGATGTTCAATTGCAGGTTGTAAGAACTTCAGGAGGTTCTAGTCAACACGTTGATGTTTGGCTTGAATATGCAGGCGTAAAGGTTGCAAACTCAAACAGACATTTGACAGTCGTTTCTAATAGTGGCCATGTATTATTAAACCTTTCTCACATGTTGAGGTTTAACACAAATTACGATGTTTTACGTATAAAGTGGGCGGTAAGTAGTGTTGAAATTTCTTTAATTTCTGATGCAGCAACAACTTTACACCCTGCAAATCCTAGTTCATCAATTTTAATTACTAAGTTATGACAGGAGATTGTTGTATTGAATTAACAATTTGTTATTACGATGGAGAACTTAACACGTGCGAAACAGTTTTACCAACAAAAAATGGCGATGAAGGTTATACATTTAATTTTCTGTCTTCGCATTATTTAATTTATTTTGATGGTAGTAAATGGATCATTAAAGATGAATTAAACAATGTTTTTGCGTTTATTTCTAGTGAAGAATCAACTGGTTGTCCATCAAATCCAATTTGGAATATCGGAGTTCCAGAAAAAATCCATTCAATTTCAAGTATTGAAATAAGTTGCGATGTCGTTGACCTTTGCGACTGCGGAATTGAATTATCATATTTTACTAATCTTGATGGTGCACGTGTTGTATCGTTTCTAGTCGTGGGCGAACAAAACGGTCAACATGTTTTTCAAGGCATCATTAATGATGAAGTTGTTTCTATGTATTGGTCTTTAGTTAATGGTTGGATTATTGTTTGGGGTCTTATAGATGATGGCGGTTCAACTTTAGCACAATTACATCAAGATATAATTGGGTGTCCAATATCTCCTAAAGAATCAAGAAGTAATTGGGAAATTTTTTGGACAAAAGACGATTTTAGAATTGATTATTCAGTAGGCATTCAATGTGCAACTGGTTTATGCGGACGTGAGGATCGATACGCTAAACAATTTGCATCAATAAAACTACCAATAAGTTTTACGGAACAAAAAAGAGGTTTCAAAGATTGTTGTTGCGAGCAAATTGTATTGGCTTCTAGCGAAACTGAATCGTGGAAAAATGACCTAACTAGCGCGTGGATTAAATTATCAAATCCAAGTGATTCTGTAGAATTTAGATGTCTAGACGAAAGTAATAATTTAGTCACTATGATTTCTGCAATTCCATTTGTAAACGAGCCAAACGCTTTTTACGGTTCTTTGTATTGGATAGATATTTTGAATGCTGCAGGAGCCGGTTGCTATAAAATAGAAGTTCGATATAATATTGCAGGAATAGAGGGTACGATTAATTGGGGAACGTATAAATTAAAAGAATATTCAATTGAAAATGCCTTGACAACTGCAAGAGTAAGCGCAATTTTTGACGGTTATCACGAGATTGAAGGTATAAATTTTAGCGGAAGTAATGTTCCAAGTACGTTTAGATTTCATGGTTTTATCGGCTTTAGACAGCCAAACTACGAAATTGATAATTTGATCTATGAAGATAGACAGATGAAGCGTAACATTCGAGAGAACTTGAATGCGTACGAAATTATTACTGAAGCGTCCGACGAGTGTATAATCCGCCCCTTAGTCGAACTTTATTTGCTTTCGGAGAATGAACTGTTTATTTCAGATTACAACGCTCACAATCATTCGTATCGTTATTTAGATTTGCCTGTAATTGTGCAGGAAAGTCCAAAGATTGAATATACTGATCAATTCGCTCGAAAAGCGGTTCTGAAATGTACTGTTGGAGATAAATTTAAAAACAAAAGAACGTACTATTGATATGGAAATTTTTAATTGGATTGTTTGTTCATTAATCGGCATTATTACCTACTTTTTACGTGATTTGCACGCGCAATATAAAGAACAAAAAAGAATAGCGGACGCTAAAAATTTGCATTTCAGCGAGGAAATTGGTAAACTTAAAGGTAAGATTGAAATGGTTCAACAACAGGCTGTTAACGATATTACACGTATCGAGCAAATCACACAGTTAAAGTTGGATCAATTAACTAAGGATGTCGGTGAATTAACAAAAATTATTACTCAACTCGTAAAACAAAAATTATGAATATTTATAAAAGAATAAAAGCAAAAACGCCTGTTAAGGATAAATTCAAAGGTAAAATATTAACTGTTTTAAGCGCAATTTCTTTGACAATAGTAGCATCTGGAATCATAAAAGATGAAAGTTTGTTGCTTATTTTCAATATAATTTCAATTTTGTGCGGTGGAAAAGCATTTTATCATGCTCAAAAAGTTTTGAAATAATTACATTTGTGCAAGTTTTTCATAAATAGTAGTAAAAGTTAGGTTAAAGCGTATCAAATTGGTACGCTTTTTTAATGTAAATTTAGAATCATGGAAAAATATGTAAAAGAAATTGCAGAAAGTTTTATCGGGCAAAAAGAGATCCACGGAAATCAAGGATTTATTGATAAACTTTTTGAAGTCAAAATGCGTGGAGTTGGTTTTTATACCGGTGCGCCATGGTGTGCTTTTTTCGCTAAATTAGTCTGGAAGGATGCAGGAACGGAACGTTATAAACTGATTGCAGGTTCAGCATTACAAACGATGCGTAACTTTGTTAAAAGCGAAAAATTAGAGTTGACAGCAAAGCCAAATATTGGCGCTATTGGTATTTATAGAACAATGAAAAATAGTAAAGCACAAACCACAGGTCACGTTGCTGTAGTTATTGAAGTGGGAGATAGTACTTTTACCACAATTGAAGGTAATACAAACGCAAAGGGCGGGCGAGAAGGTATTGAAGTAGCTAAAAAAATAAGATCTTACAAGTTTTACGAGCCTGATGGACTACAATTAATGGGTTTTATTAATTTTAAATAAAAAATATTTTAAGTGTAAATATTTAATTTATAAAGTTTTAAATGAAAGCACTGTAAAAAAGTGCTTTTTTTTATGATTTTTTTTTTAATAAAAGTATTATATATATAAATTAAATATATATATTTGTAGAACGAAACTAAAAAATAAATGTTATGAAAAATTACAACAGAAGTGAAATTACAAAAAAAGCGTGGGAAATGTATAGAATACGAATTTCCAATTTTTCTACGTGCATGAAATGCGCGTGGGGTATTGCAAAATCTGAAAAAAGACAACTTGAATTAAGAGCAGAAGCGTTGATAAAAATCAATGAAGCAAATAATCCAAAAAAAACTAAAAGCGTATTTAGTATTGAAGAAAATATTTTGATTGGCAAAGCGGTTGCTGAAGCGTTTCAAATGAAAGCATATTTTAGATAATTATAAACAAATAAAAACAAACAAAATGAAAATTACGAAACAAAACATCATTGAATCTTTAAAATTAAGAGAGGCAAAGAATTGGGAAATTTATCTGGAAATTCAAACAGAATTAAGTTCAATTTACGGTATTGACTATGAAAAAGCAGATCTAAGTATTGACGAAGTAAGACGGTTGCAGAGATACACTTCCAAATGGATGTGTATTAACGAAATTCTTAAAGAATTGGAAATTGACGCTTACAGTTATTCTGAAAGAGACGACCTTAAAAAGCAAGGCAAATTATGAAAATGGTATTTAATATTTTAGGATTTAAAACGAAACAAATATGAAAGCAAAAGTAGAAACGTGGATTGCAAATATTGACAATGGAAATATCAAAAGCAATACTGAAATAATTTTAAATTGTGTTTTTGAAAATAAAAATGTCAATATTTATTTTATGCGAATTAGATTAGGAATTTCGCATCAATCTTTGACTTCGATAATGTCAACTTTACAGGATTACGGAATCGTAAAAGTTACTGATAAAATTGAAATTAAAAACAATCAATATTCAGTTTTTAGTTACGTCGAGAATCTTAAAGAACGTAATTATCTGGCTGCAGATAGGGAACGTGAAAAAGTGCTGAATTGGTTAAAACAGGGATTTATAAAATACGACAAATATTTTTCTCCAGCAGTTTCTGAAATGGTAAACAGCAACTATTCAAGAATAAAAAAAGAGCAGGGAACAGGTATTCAATTAACTTTATTTTAAGAATATGAAAGATGAATTATTTTACGTTACTATCGCTGTAACATTTGCGATTTTAGTGCTTGGAATTATTAAGGCTGAAAGAGCCATTAAAGGCTACGAGATACGTTACATTCACGGATGGTTTGTAATTGTAGACAAGCAAACAGATACGTACTTAAAACGGTTTAAAACGTTAGAAGAAGCAAAAGAGTATTTTAACGAAAATTGCAAGTAACATGAAAAAAGTAAAAAAGAAAGTAAAAAAAGTAAAAGTTACATACAGCAGTAAAATAATGGATTTAATTTTATATGCTGAAAAACTTGAATCAGTACAATATTTGTACGATTATTTTATACACTTAAAAAACAATAGAAATTGTTTTGTAGTGGAAATGCGAAGACTGGTTTCAAACGATTTACAAAGCAAAGGATTTACGATTGCAGATATTGCTTTGATATTATCAAAAACGCACGCAACGTTAAGTTATCTGAATGACATACGACCTAGCGATTTTGTAGCTGCCGAAGTTTTGGTAAATTATCAAAGTTGGATTGAAGACGAAGTTTATCCAAAGTCCGTACGAAAGAGAGAAATTTCACATTTGCATAAAAACGGAACAAAAACAGTTGTAATTTACGAATTAAATAGACTGAATGAATAGTTTGTGAATTAAAAATAATTTGTATATTTGTACAACGGTTCGGCTTCACACCATAGAACTAAAAAATGTTATTGCCCTTGTAATGAAATTGGACGTGAAGCCCCAACGGATTTATAAGGGCTTTTTTTGTTAACTAAAGGTTACTCGTTATCCAAAAAACGTTTAGAAATTATGGCAAATGTCAAATTAATATTCTGCGGAGATCCTGAAGCAGAATGCTGCGAAACAGCAGTTCAAGTTTACGTAAATGATTCTGGAAAATTGTATTTGGAAATAAGAGATTATTTAAGTGATTTTGAGCAAAGTGAATATACAGTACTGGATAAGGAAACAGCAATAAAATTTTCAAAGGAATTGCGTAAGCAAATCGCATTAATGTATTAGTCATGGCGGAAAAAAGAGATTCAATGATTTTTTATCGTAGTTTTTATGAAGCAATTAGAGAACTATCAAAAGAGCAACAAGGAGAAATTTACAACGCTATTTTTAGCTATGGATTAGATTTTTTAGAACCTGAATTAAAAGGAATTTCTAAGACTATTTGGACGTTGATAAAACCGCAAATTGACGCAAATATAAAACGTTACAATAACGGTAAAGTTGAAAAAACAAAGCAAACTAAAAGCAAAACAGAAGCAAAACAGAAGCAAGAAATAAGCAAAACAGAAGCTAATGTAAATGTAAATGTAAATGTAAATGAAAATAATAATTCTAATCTTAATGTTAAATCAATTAATATTATAGAAGATCGCAAATTAAAATTTGATGAATCATTAAAAATTTATTTGGATGAATACGGCAGGGAAATGACTAATCAATTTTTTAAATATTGGACAGAGCCGAATAAAACCAATACAAAACTTAAATTTGAACTAGAAAAAACGTGGAGTGTAAAATTACGATTGGAGCGTTGGGCGAAAAATAATAAAAACTTTAAAAACGGAAACAATGGAAACAAACAAGAAACAGCAGATGAACGTCTACAGGCAGCCAAATCCAGAATATTGGGCGAAGATCCTGAATTTAGCAAATCAGAATCAAATAACGAAGATATCGAGTTCACAGGCTACGAGAATGTTAGTAGTTTCTGAATCGGTAGCAGAAAATTCTAAGGTTGTAAAGGATATTTTAATTTCAGTATGCAATATTTTGTACGGAATTTCGCCAGCAAACATAAATACTGATTTAATAAATGTTAGTTTTAAGGCGATATCGGATAAGTTTATAGGAATTACTGTACAAGATATAAAAAATGCTTACCAAGACGCTGAAATCGATAAAAAAGCGTTTGTTTCTATTACACGTGATGAATTGATTTTACCAATAAAACAGTATTGGAGCAAAAAAAGTAATTTGATAGCTAAAATTAAGGAAATTGAAAACGAAGTGAATGCTGAAAATCAAAGTAAATTTTTGCGTGAACAATTCCAGATTGAATCTTTAAGAATTTTGAATGAATCATTAAATCAAAAAATCTGGATTGGCAGTCCGGTAAATGCGTTTTCAATTTTAAGTCAGCACAAAGCAAACGGTAATAATGAAATTTCAGGAAAATTTGATCAATTCGAAAAAGATGAATTATTTAAAAAATGCCTGAATGAAAATAATACGGCAAAGCATATTGATCTGGATAAATGCGAAAAAAAAGAGGTTTATAAATGGATCGATAAATTGGTCGACCCGAAGTGGACTTTTGCAAATGAATTAATCAAACTTTATTTTGAGCGTTATGTTTGAATTTGAGCAGCTGAATAAATTAACTTTTTTTGAGTTGGTAGCAGATATTTTTACAGTTGAAAATCAGTACGTGGAAACAAAGTATTTCATTTGTAAAAACACGCATTTCACGGCAACTAAACAAAAAGAAATAGTTGAAGCAATAATCGCAAAAGGAATAGATCCACGAAAAAGCAAAGAATGTATAAAAGCAAAGCAACGAATAATTGAAATATTGATTGAACTAAATAAATAAACCATGCCAAAATGTAAAAAATGCAAAGAACGATTTGAGCCTAGATTTTCAACGCTCGAAAAATACTGCTGGAATCAGGAATGTAAACTAAAGGAAGCGATGGAAAAATTAGAGCAAACTAAGAAAAAAGCGTCAAATGAATGGCACCAAAAAAAGCAAATTATTAAAAAATCTTTGCTTACAAATTCAGATTATCTGAAATTGGCGCAGGCGGTTTTTAATAAATTTATTCGTTTACGAGATAATGGACAGATGTGCATTTCCTGCGAAAAAAAATGCCTGAAAGAAAACGCTGGCCACTATTTTTCATCTGGCGGACACAGTAATTTAAGATTTAACGAGGATAACGTCCATTTGCAGTGCGAATATTGCAATACGTATCTAAGTGGAAACCTTCTCAATTATCAGGTAGGAATCGAGAAGAGAATAGGCGGAGAAAGGTTGCTGAAGTTACACGAGAATGCGCATGCAATTAAAAAATGGTCGAAAGACGAACTTGAAAATTTAATTACTAAATATAAAACAAAATGCAAGGAATTGACGAATTAATAGACGAAGTTATTACGATTGTGGATTGGTATAAAGCGCTGGCAAAAGATTATTCGAATATCGAGGATCTGATGTACGCTAGGCA